CTTCTTCACTTCTGTCTTTCAAATAAGATTCAGTTGTAGAAATATCAGAATGGTTAGCCAGTGATTTTAATTTTTCTAGTGGAACACCTTGTACTTTCAAATTATCTAATCTGCTATGACGGAAACAGTGGGGTATCCCCCCTCGTATTATCTAACGTTCAAATTATATAATAAAAAGGGAGTGTTTTTTGAAATATTTATTTCGTTAAGTTTTACTGTTCCCAAGCTCCCCAAGTATTTCCGCCAACATTCCAAAAGCGTCTCCATGTTTTTAAAGGCGACGTTCGGGGTTGCCATTCTTGGTAAGAGTATGTGTCATCTGTATCCACGAAGCGGTGTGTTTTTAGAACTCCCCCTACATTCGGTGTTGGCGCGGTTGCACCTGCACCTGCACCTGTGAATCTACTAAAAGTTACAGAACCTTTAGTATAAGTTGTAATACTAGCATCAAAACTAGACCCAACGTTATCTTTCGTAATCATTGTGCCAGTGTAGTTTACTGTTGTCCATGATTGCCATGAGGATGACCCAGTACTCCATCTTCTTACGTAAACAGTAGTTGTGACGTTTTCGATAAACAATTGCTTTGTATAAGCATCATCTACATCACGGAAAGTTAACAATGTACCTCCATATGCGCCAGGAAGTCCTGTTGCACCATTCCAATGGTTAGAAACCGTTGTTTTACCTTTCTTGTAAGATGATGGTAATTTTGTCAAATCTCCATCAATTGCATTATAAACCATTCCGTTGTTGTCTACATTACTTTCGGATTTACCTGTGTTTGATATATATAGGTAGTTAGTGTTTGCTGATTTATCACCAATCTCAATGGCATTACCTTTCATTTTCAGTCCTTCGTCAATTGTAACAATAGGGACATTTTTAGATTTAATATAATCAATTAAGTCTCTAAATAGTTGTTGACGGGCAGGATCAGCATAGGCTCTCATCCAACCATGAGTCATGAAAATGAGCCATTTCTTTTTACTGATAGCTAAATCCACTTCGGCTTTAGAATCAGCTAACGTTCTCGTTTCCATATCCAGACGGTCTAGGCAATAAGTATCCATAGGTGCAATGTTATCGTCACCATCAGTGGCAACGCCACATTTGTAGTATTGCTTTACAATATTCTTCGTTCTTACATCGGTTTTATTTACACCGTTAGGATATACGAAAATATCATGACCTTTAAAACCATTATTTTTTAAAAAATCCCTTGCTAACACACATTCTTTTATAGCGTCCGTATCGCTGAGATCGCTTAATGTAGCATGTGTATGACCATGAGACACAATTTCGTACCCCTCATTTTGCAGTGTTTTTAGTTGATCGACTGTGAGATATCCGCTTGTTCCTGTTTTCGCTGTAGTGATAGCTAAACTTCCTTTGATTCCTTTTTCATCGTAGATAGGTTTTAAATTTGTTAAGAAGTCATTTCTACCGTCATCGTCTACAAAAGATATAATACAGTTTTCATATCCTTTAAAAGGAACATGTATATCCTTCAATTGTTGGGCTTGTTCGCTTACATCATTGGACAAAATCCCAATTTTATTCGAATCTACATCAATTCTCTCTTTCAGAGTAGGATAAGTTATACCGTTTGGGTCAACCCGCGCCTGTGCTGCTTCAACTGAAGAATCACCATTAATCACAATTTCGTTTAATTGCTTTTGTATATTAATAGATAATTCATTAGCTTGTTCTGCGAATTCTTTTGCATCATGAGCTTCTCTATACGCTTCGCTATTTAACAAATCTAATTGTATTTGTTCTAGTTGCCAAATCAATTCTTCTAATTGAGAAATGTAAGTTTTAGATGGAATTCTATTAGTCAATGCATTTGGCAATGAAACGATAATAAAGTCTTGAGTTGTAGCTTTTACAGTTGAATTCTTCTCCACAGTGAAATATGCTTGTTTAGATTTTCCCACGGATGCAAAAGTTTGTGTTGGGAATGTGTATTCGAAATGTCCTTTCGCTGCATCTATCATAGTGATTCCATTCTTATCTCTTACAGAAGTATTGTCAGGTTTAGCACATTCGAAATAAACGTCACTTCCAGTTAGGTTATATGGAATAAAACCGTCAACAACATATACATCCACGGTATTACTAGCTTTATCACCTACCCTTCCAGTGACAAGGGAGTTTAATTGTGCGTATTGTGTTTTGTTTATATCAAGGATTAATCTGGTTTTCATAATCTGTTTCCACTCCTTTGTACTCAGATTCATTAATTTTAATTTCATTGTCCACAGTTACTTCTTCTGGCATATCACCAGCCATGTCAAAAATACTCGATCTTCTTTTTACAGATCGAGCTAACATAGGTCGTATTGATAATTCCTCTTCTTTCACAATTTTTATTTCATAAGAAAATGAAATATCATTATCGCTTTCCACAATGAAATATTTTGCATTCCGTTCAGAAACCCAGATATCACCTCGGCCATATTTACTAATAAAAACGTGATAATTACTTGTTTCATTTTGAAAGAAAATAGGTAAATCAATCTTAACTTGTCCATCTGTAGTTTCTGCTTCCCCAATGTGGGTAAAGGTTTCGGAAGAATTCATTACACTAGACATTTCTTTGGTTGCGTTAACTGTTGCTAACGATCTAACTAAAGTTTGCGGTTGGTCTATATTGTTATTGACTAAAGTTCTATTTACAGTTGTATTAACAATAGCCCAGTTATGCATATTTAACTCGCCATATGCGTCTAAATTATTTTTGTAAGCAACAGTAAACACTTCGTAAAAACTTCCGTTAACCGCATAACATAGCATTGTTTTCGTTGCGCTACTAACAGCTAAAGAAGATGAACTTGTTTTAAACACACCGTTATTAAAGCGGTTAGTGCCCGAACCATCGAATCCAATACCTCCATTGGCGTAAAACGTTCCGTGAGAGTAAGAGTAATCGTCTTTGATGCCTAAAATATTAATGGCAGTATCTCCGGACAAACGAGAAAGAGCGATGCCAGTATCAGAAACTAAAGCTAATTTATCACCATCAGAGAAACTTATTTTTTGTATATATTTATAAGCTATCCCATCACTACTTTTGTTAAAGACAAGTTTAAAACCGTTAGTAAATAAATTTTGCCACATATGGTTACCTTTCATTCCATACATACTAGGGTCATCTACAATCTCAAAATACGGATTATAGTAGTCTGTGTCAGTATTGTAGACAGACAAACTCAGGAACCTACCTGGACGGATAGCGACGCTTACGCCTTTTTTACCCGGCATATCCGCTTTTCCTTGGTACCCCAGGAAACCAATCATTGTTTCGGTATCATCAAATACATTAAGCCTACCTATGGAGTCTAATTGCATTCTTCTTTTCCCGTTGACTCGCGACTCTAAACCCTCAGGTAATAATTTAATTACGTTACTAAATTCATTAAATCCAGTTTGAACCATTGAAGCATTTAATTTTCCAGTTGTTATGAAATCAGCTACGATTGATCCATCCATCGTCATTGCTAAACCGTATGGTCCATTAATGCCTTGACTAGAATAGCCTAAACCGTTGATATTCCATTGCCACACTTTTCTAGCTGTTGATTCCTTTTCTGTATCCATAATTAAGATACGTTCTGGATAAATACGAACATGACCGCCAAAACCACTGTTAATCAAATCAGTAGCACGATCCTTAGCTTTTTGTAAGAAACTCGTTTCTAATCCGTCTAGATTATCTTGTATTCTATCTACTTTGTTAGCCACATCAGTAAATGACTCTTTATAGTTTCCTAATGTGATATCAATATATTCTTCGTTCAATGGATCGTATTTGTAAGATACAACTTTTGCCTTGACGTCAATTCCTTCGTCCAAATGTTGAACTGTTACTGTATCCCCCATATAAACACGTTGCAATACAGCTAAATCTTTATATTCTTCAGTTTGAGATAACTCCTGGAATTTAATTTTATATGTCGCTAAAGGTTGATCTACATGCTGATTATTGAACATCGCTATTGAAAGAGCCCGCAATTTGTTTAATGCATCCGGTAATGGTAATGCATCGTCGTCATTAGCAGCATCGCCTATTTTAGCTTTAACTTCAGGAAAATCGATCTTTCTAATTTTAGGATTAACATATTTATTAATCAGTGGACTAGTAACATACTTTTCTGGTAAAAGTAGTTCATTAGCTCCTTGTGGCATTATCTTTGTAATTGGACTTTGCCAATCAATATCCGCTTCATATCCTAATAAATCCTTTTTATGTTGGATTACAACACCGCGATCCCTACCGCGTCTAGCTAACATTCGAACGTTGAAATTGTCTCGTAATAGCTCACCACCCCAACGATTCAAGAATGAGTTATCTTGTCCATTATCCAATAAGAATTCTACAGGGTTTTTTCTAACTAATCGTGCGTTCGCGATGTTCTCAATATCGCTATAAAAATCAAATTTAGTTGGATATTGTAGAGCACCTTTAACTTGATCTAATGCACCCATCCCTGATTTACCAACAATATTGGTATCTTCCAAAAAATTATCTACCAAATCGTAGAAAATATGATAACAGAATACTTGTACTTCACCATTAGTTGGATGTGGATTTGCCACACGGAATAATTGATCACCATCAGGAGTTGGCGCCTTGATTAAATATTGTCCATCTATTTCTAATCCATGTGGAGCGAAAAGAGGATACTTAAACCTTAGTGTATAAACACCGTTCAAAATTTCCTCAATTTCAGCTTCATAGATATTATTATCAAGAATGCCTATACCGTTGTGGGTAAAGTCTGTTTCGTCTGGTTTATAAAGTGTAATCAAATGTATCGCCACCTTGTTTCAATATCAACCATATCAACGCTTCCTGTCCACGATATTGTATTTTCTCCTTCTTTAAATATAGGGAACTTCCCAACCATTTTGTCATTCATAGGAGTTGTATTGTAGTAGCATTCCATTAAATCAGAATCAACAATAACAAAAGGATTAACGTCTTTTACTTGGAATGAAATGCTATTAATCTGTATTGTTATATTTCCTGTTCCGTAAATCGTTAATTTCGGTAAAGAATGTAATGTACCTTGATTCATAATTGTAACGGGATTTGTTATTGTAATTGGCTGTTCAATAGCATATTCATAGGGATCGGACTTGAATGTAACTTGGAACTTCCCGTATTCCTCTATCTCGTTTTCAATATCACCGATTTCCACTGATTTGATCTTTCTATAAACGAAATCATCAGTAAAGGAAACGATTTTAGCGCTCATTATCCACGCTTTTATTTTTCTTAATAAAGGTTTGATATTTTCATCTTCGAGTAAATTAAACTCAACTGTAAACTCAACATCTTCATAACCTTTTTCCTTTGTTAAAGCACCGTTTTCTCTTCCGTCAATTTCAATAAATTCAACTTTCTTTTTAGCAGTTGGTATTTTAGGGCGCTCTACCATGCAAAGATGGTAGTTTTGCCCCAATTTATCATTTATTCGGATATCAAACACGGTTGGAACCTCCTTTTCCAACGTTTAACGATTGCCCTTTTTGAGCAAACCAATCATCAGCTTTTTGGAACATTTTATTCATGTCACTTTCATTTCTAACAGTAGTGTGGAAAGTAACTTCATTTGTGATTTGTTGTGGTTGAGGTTTCTGTTCTTTCTCTCTTGAATAATGTGTCGAAAGAGTTGTTCCTGCTAGTTCAGGAAGACCTTGGAGTATGCCAGGACTATACAAAGGACTGATATCTTCGCTAGCAAACATACTAAAACTACTCACGGTTTCAGGGACTAAAGATCGCGGCGCGGCTAAGCTATACGAAGAAGTTTTACCTATCCCGAAACTCGCAGGTCCAACTTCTTTTTTCTCTACTGTCATCGTTTTCGGAAGGATACTCCAACTATTCCACCATCTTTTCACTTTATCCCAAGCGCTAAGAATGTTTCCTGAACTCGTATCCACTTGATCTTCTAAGTCTTTATAAGAATTTTTTAATTTATCTATACCTTCTCTTTTTGTCGCTTCGGCTTTGCTTTTAACTTCTCTATATTCTTTGTTAGCTTCGTCAATCATTTTGTTTGCTGTTCCTTCGGCAGAGCTCCCTAATTCTCGTTTCATTTCTTCAGCCGCTCGGACTCTGTCGTCTCGAGTTTTTTTTGCTTTATCAATAACTTCATTCTTTTCTTTTTCCATCTTCGTGACAGCGTCACTCAACATTTCGGCGGTAACTCTTTCTTTGCTATTCTTTAAGTTATTCATAATAACTTCTTGTTCTGTTTTATTTTTAGATAGCGCCGATATAGCCTGTTGGTCAGCGACTTCGCGTAATCCTTGGATTTGTTTATTTTCGTCAGCTGTCAAAGCACGTTTTTCTTCTTTGGCTCTATTCCAAATTTCTACAATTTTATCATTAGCAGCTTGAGTTTTTGCTTTTTCCATTTCGTAATGATCTGTATACATCTTTGATATATTAGCTTGTTCTTCTGCAGTTATTGTTTTCATTCCCATGAATGCTTCTTGTGTTTTTTGAATTTCAGCATTCTTCTTCTCTTCGAATTTACTAACAACTTGATTTTTCATATCTTCATATTTTTGAATAATAGGAGGAAGATTCTCATCAGTAATAACTTGTTGTTGTGCGAACATTTCCATAGCGACAGTACCGGCTTGTTGGGACATTTCCATATAAGAACCAACAACCTTCTTAGTGCTTTTGGATATTTTATCCACACTTTGCACTGTACCATCAGCAGCTACATTTACGCGATCTTTAAATAAATCTACAGCTGGTATCGCCTCTTCATTTAAAGCGGTGTATATAGCGTATCCTGCTGCCCCAATCGCTGCTGCTCCCGCTAACCAAGGAGCAATTGCTAAAGCTGCAGTTCCTAACGCCGCTCCTAGACCTCCTGTAGCAACTCCTGCCGCCCCGACGCCTGCTGTTGTCAAACCTAACGCTGTACATAAACCTCCTAAAGATGTTACAAGTCCTCCTATAGTCGTTATTATCGGACCCAAAATCATGAGTATTGGACCTAAGACTACAGCTAAACTTCCAATTATAGCTATAGTTTTTTTAGCTTCAGGAGAGAGTCCAGAGAAAGCGTTAGATAAAGATTCGACGGCTGATTTTACAATCGGCAAAACTTGTTCCGCTAAATCCAAGAAAACTTCTCCTAAAGGTTCCAACGCTTTTTGCATTTCACGATAAAGAGATAATGCTTTCTTTCCGAATGCTTCTTCTTGTGTCATTACAAGGTCTTTCATTTTTCCGTCTGTTCGTTCTAATTCGTCATTTGTATCTGTTAAACTGTAAACAACTTTGTTTCCTAAATCCTCAAATTTTACGCCGAATATAGAAACACCAAGTTGTGTAGCTTTAACTTGATCGTCCATTCCTTTTAGTTCACCGATAACAGCTTTGAATACGTCAGCAGCAGGACGTTTACCCGCTTCGAATTCTTTCCAAAGATTTTGTGTCCCTTTTGACATTTGCCCCATCGCGTCGGATACACCTTTAGAACCATCTTGCACACGGATACCGAATTCTTTAACTAAATCATTGACATAATCTAGATTGTACGCACCTGCATCTAATCCATTTTTTAAAATAGATAACATTTCTCCAGAAGTGAAACCGGCTTGTTTGAATAATGGTGTATATTCAGCTAAGTTGTCCGTAAACTCTCCCGATACATCCAAACCAGCTTGCAAACCAGCTGTTATGATATCTAAAGCTTTATCGCCAGTAACTCCATATTGCGTCATTAGAGCTGAAGCACCACGAGTTGTCTCGTTTAAATCTACATCGAAAGTTTCTGATAATGCCATAACGCCTTCTGTAACGCTTTGTAAATCTTCAAGTGGCACTTGCTTCATGTTTTGCCACACTCGCATCACAGCATCATCTACCTGGCGTAAATTATCACCCCAACCATGTATAAATACTTCTTCAGCTACTTTTCCCACATTCTCCGCACCTTTAGCTGTTAAACCTAAAGATGTTTGAATTTGTTTTGTAGAAGTATCGAAATCAGCAGCCCATTTACCAGTAACACCCATAACGCCAGCTAAAGCAGGAGTAACAGTGGTGCTTAAGTTAGAACCGATTTCCTTCGTCTTATCGCCAACTTCTTTTAATTTATTACCTGTTCGTTCGGCGACGTTTGCTTGTTCTCTTAACGATGTACTTGTTTGTTCAACTTCGTTTTTTAATCGCATTTCGGCAGTTCTAGCTTCATTTAACTTTGTTTCTAATTTGTTAACTTCAGCAGAATTCGTACCGTACGCGCTTTTTGCTGATTCTAGTTGTTGTTCTAGATTTTTAACTGATTTCGCACTTAGTTCTAGTTGTTGCTGCAAATGTCTTTGTTTCATTTCTAACTTTTCAGATTCAGAAATGCTGTTACCAAGTGCCACTCGTTCTTCTTCTAGTGCTGATTTCAATTTATTAGTCTCTGTTACTAATAGAGATTCAGCACGTTGTAATTCACTCAACTTTTGCTTTGACTTCGTAGATTCGCTATTTCGTTCCGCTTCAGCTTGTCTAGCTCGATCTAATGCTTGTGTCGTCAATTGAATCTTATTTGACATTTCAGCTTCAGCAATTTGAGCTTTTCTCATCGCTTCTTCAAGCTTTTTTACTTCTGTAGAATTTTCTCCCCACACTTGCTTCGCTCTTTGTAATTGTTGAGCCGTTTCTTGTGTCTTTCTTTTAGCTAGTTCATATTGTTTCTCCAGTGTGGATAGAGAATTTGCATGTTTATCGACTTCTGATCCAGTCAACTTCATTTGTGTTTGTGTCAACTTTAATTCTTGATTCAAGGCTCTATTTTCGCGGTTTATATCGTTAATATTCTTTTTATAATCCGTTGTATCAGCCCTAAACTTTATAACGGTTTCTTTTGAAGGTCCAGCCACTATTTTTCACCCTCTTTCTCCTGAAGGTAAGCTTTCCAACCTTCGTAAGCACTTTTGTTTTCTGCTATTCTTTGAACATCACGTAAAGGTAAATGCCAGAAGTCGTTTTCCGAAATTCCAAAAATAAATACGTATAGGCTATATAAGTCTACAACGTACTCAATTTCGAATTTTGGAAGTGTTAAGCCTTTTTTCCCGCTTTTTGTTGGAAACCTTTTGCCATGTTGTTTTTATCTTTTGGCTTTTTTAATACAGACCCAAAGATTTTGAACGCTTCTGTCATATCGACTTCATATTTTTGCATGAATGATTCAAAATTCATGTAATCAGAAACGTTCGCTTGACGATAAGCTGCATAAACAACACAGAATGTATCTAACAAATCAACGTTCCCTGCGCCGCCCCGTGTATCTAATAAAGTACTTAAAAACGATTTTCCAATAACACCCTCTTTTTCTAGATTAAATAGCGTCCACGCAGTTAAATTAGGGTTAATTTTTACTACTTCACCATCGGCTAATGTAATTTCGTTTGTCATTATAAAGCCCTCCTTTTAGACAAAATTAAAGAGCGCTAACTAGAGCGCCCTAAGTATTTTTATATTTTTTTATTATTGAGTAACCGTCTTTTGTAGTTCAGCAGGATCGAAATTAGTTAACCATTTCGTTTGAACGTCTGTTGGTAAGTTAATACCCTCGTAATAGAATTTTCCATAAGCATCTGGTAAAGCTGTAATTTCTAATTCGAATTCAGCTAATTCATCCGCTCCATTTTCAATACTCTTAACGAATCCAGTAGCAGCAGAACATGCAGGGAACGCAATCAAACGGTTGTTTTCTTCAAATGTGTCGTATTCTTCAGCGACAAACGCGAAATCTTTCCCCACACTGTCGATGCCGTAAGAGTAAACGTTATCAATCAAACCGTCATTTTTAAGCCCGAAAATGTCACGAGCAACTTTCAGTTCCATATGACCGGAAATTTTAACCGTTACTTGTGTTGGTTTAGATTTTTTCTTTTTAGTTACACCGCCGCAAATTTTTGCGATTGATTTGATTTCCGTTTCTGCATCTAATTTACCGATACATCCGAAAGGGCTTGTTACTGATTCACCTTTAAAAAGTAAACTTGCGTTCTTAATCTCGACGGCATCAAATACGTCAATAGTAGTTGTAGGCATTTAATTTCCTCCTAATGTTTTATTAATTTCTTCTATCAAAGCCTTATTAAGCTCTTCAACAGATTTGTTTGTTTCTCTATCCACACCGCGCTCCATAAACAACTCGGGTTTATTACCTTTACTCTTACCGACGCCTAAATCTGGGAAAACTAGATATGCGTATTTAACTTTCGGCTTTAGGGTTAATGTTAAGTTTTCTTTTAAAGTTCCTTGAATAGATTTAGATAGTTTGGCATGCGGTTTCTTTCTATCTGAAATAGGGATTAATCCCAGGATAGACTTTTGCATAATAGGTGATATTTTCTTTTTTAACTCTTCATTAATGATTTTCTCTGCAACGTTTGGTAATCGCTCAATATTCCTTTGATACGCTTCAAATTGCGCCGAATCAACGCTAAACTTAGCAGACAAGTTTGATATTCCTCGTCAATTCAAATGTGAGTACATCCACAAAGAATTCAGTATCTTTCTTTTTCATTCTGTCTTTGAGCGATTTATTGCAAGTGTGGCCAGTTTTAGAAAGGCTGCCCATGAATTCCAATTGTAGAATGTCCAAGTCTTCTCTATTTTCCGAGAAGAAATAAACAGTAACTTCTTGGTTGTAATTTGTAGCGCCTGTCCTTTCGAATCCGCCAGTTTCAAACACCACATGATTAATTGTGGATAGATTAGCTTCATCTTCTTGTACAATGTCCTGGTAAACTTGAGCGCCACTGAAGAATGATTCTAAGTGCTCAACCAATTTAAGATTGTACTTTTCAATAAGTTCATTCAGTGTCATCAAGACCACCAACCTTTTGTAGATATAAATACATACTGTTTTTAAAACGATCAGCTTTAATAATGCTGTAAGAAACGCCACGCAATTTGAGAGTTAGGTTGTCCACATCCTTTTTCTTAAATATAGGAGCATACAACGTTTCAATCTTCATATCTAACTGTTTCCCCACACTATTCACTAGCTGTATATCAATCTCACGACACGAAAGTTCCGAAAATCTAAGTTTAATAATCTCGACATTTTCACGTCCGATTACTTTTTTAGCACTATTTCGAATCGTTTTTTTCTCCTTAACACTAATAAATCCGTCGTTAAATGTTTTTCTATGCTGTTCAACCACCATTGTTCTTTTTCCTCTCATCGATTGCGACATGTAATATCAATCGTGAAAGTGGTTGCCTGAAGTTACTTTCGAAACTATCCAACGCATTGTTGTATTCATAACGAATACGGTTAATAACTAGCTCTCTTGCGGATAAATTGACGGTAAGATCAAGTTCAGCACCTACTAAATCATTAATAAAGTAAATGGAACGATCTATAAGCTTTATGATGTCCCTGTCTTCTTCATCCCAAGTGATTGCTAGTGCATGTTTTACATCTTCTAACAAATCAAAAGGCGACTGTAACGTCGCCTGTGATTGATTGTCACTCATAAAGGATCACTCCTTATTTTCCTTCAGGTGGTGTCACTGGAACATTTGGATCAACTAAACCAGTAATATCGTAAACTAGGAATGAATCATTACGATCCGCGCGACCGTTAGCATACATTTTAGCGATATATAAATCTTCATCTTCGATAGCACGTGTTTGGTCGTACACATCTAGACGTTGTGCGCCGCCTAATCCTAAGAAGTAATCTTTCGCCATACCTACAACCATTTTTCCTTTTGGAACAGCGTTAGATTTAACGATTGAACCTGGAATTGGAAGAACATTGTAAGTATAAGTTCCATCAGCGTTAGGACGTGTAGTGTAGCCGTAAATCTTAGCCCAGTAATCAACTGGATTCACGATAAGCATTACATTGTCAGGGTTACGTTTACCGTCACGAGTAAGTAATGCCATGATGTTACCTAAAGTGTAAGGAGAAAGGTCTTTTAGAACGCCTGTTACAGCTTTATCAGCATTTTCACCGTTAGCAACATTCAATAAATCTTTCATCATACCGATAGGTTGATCTTTACCAGTACCACGAACAATTGCTACTTCTAAAGCGATTTTTAAGGATTCAACTAATACAGTGCGAACATAACGGTCTAACCAAACTGGACCTAAATCAAGCATTGCTTTACATACTGGCATGAAAGCAGATAGTTTGTATTGGTTCATGTTAATTGTTTCGAAACCTTCGTCTAAAAGTTCTTTATGAGCAGCACATAATTTGCCCCAGAACGCTGTTTGAATATCACCTTTTTTAAGAATCCATTCAGTTAAAGCGCCAACGTTTACAAAGTTAATTTTTGAAAGTAATTCGTGAGATTGAACTAAATCTTCAAATACTCTTTCGATAACAGTTGGCGGAACTAATGCTTCAGTACCAGCAAAAGAGTTACCTGCAATTACTTCATTGTAGTATTTCGTTTCTTGACTAGTTAAAGCACGCCCACCACGAGCAGCCAAGACAGCTTGATCACTAGATTGTACGGATGCTTGTGCTAAAATTTTATCTTGAATACCTTGAGCGAATGCAACTAACGCATTGTCCACTTCTTCAGCTGAACCAGATGCTAAAATCTTGCTTAAATTTTGTTCATTTTCAATTTTCGATTCTAAGTCTTTACCCATTGTAAAGTACCTCCTATAGTTTGATAGATTTTAATAATGAAGCCATAAATTTTGCTGATTTCTCAGCGTTTTGAATACGTTTGTCACCTTCATTTTCGATAGGTGCTTCTTCTTCGGATTCTTCAATAACTGGTTCTTCGTTGTCCACACTATCTACTGAATCAACGATTTCATCACAGAAACCATAAGACTTGGCCGTTTCAGCAGTCATGTAAGTTTCGTTATCGAGTAATGCTTCTAATTCGTGAAATTCGCCGTTAAAACGATTTCTATACGATTGGATCAAAGCGTCATCAACATCGCGTAACATTTTTGCTTGCTTTTCTAACGAATCAGCATTACCGTACGCATAAGTTGAGGCCCTATGAACCATCATTGTTGTATTAGATGGCATGATAATTTTGTCAGCGCCCATTGCGATTAATGAAGCGGCTGAAGCGGCTAAACCATCGACTACAGCAGTTACTTTCGCTTTGTGGCTTCTTAAGTAGTTGCAAATTGCGATACCTTCAAATGCATCACCGCCGCCGGAATGAATGTGTAATTCGATTTCGTCAGCGTCGATATTGTCGAACATTTCGCGCGTTTTCCTTGCGTTAATGTCACCCCACCAACCAGCGCCAACGGTTCCATGCATATAAGCAACAACCTTTTTACTTTCAGAATCACTCTTGTTGTCCATCATCAGAAATTTCGGTTGGATCTTCTCCATTTTCATCACTCTCACCTCCTTTTAAGTTGCCACTTATTTCAGCTCTTTCGTAGTTCTTAGTGACATAACGTTTATTAGCCCAGTCTTCATTGATTAATTCGCCACCTAAACGCTCGATCACATCGTTAATACTAAGACCACCAACGGCGAATAGTTTGTCCACAGCATTAGCGAACTTGGTTAGATCAAACAATTTAAAGTTTTTCATGTCGAACTTGATGTAAGTTTTAGCTAGAAATTGATCTCTAGTAAACATTTTACGGTTGTATTCACCCGCAATCATTTCACCGATAGGACGAACAGCGAATAATATAAAATTGTCAAGGTCACCAGTTGGGTTACCAGAAGTAGAGATACCACCTTCACTTATGCCACTCAACAATGATGGCGGAATGTGGAAAGCAGAAGCTACAAAATCTAGCATATCTTTTGCAAGATTTTTAATATCTCGTGTGTCCATCTTTTGTAAGTCTTTGCTTTGATCTTCTAAATTAACTTGTTCGGGCAGGAATAAAACAGAAGCAAGTTTTTCAGGATTTGTATAGTCTCTCATTTTCTCCTCAAAAAGTGCTTGCGCCGCTTTTCCGTTCTCGTCCGTTAAAGAATTCATGAAACGACCTTTCATTAAAAATCTAAGTCTTCCATTCCCTCTATAATCAGACATAGCTTTTGCTAATAATGTTCCGTATGAGTTATACAAGCTATCAATAACTTGATTAATAGACTCCTTCGAAAGCACGAAATATAAAACTTCTGATTCTTTGTAAGTCTTACTTAGCAATTCGCCGTTGATTGAGACCGTTTTGTAAGTAAACTCTTTTAAACCATTCGTAGTTTCGCGATAAAAAGAATCTGCCACCCACAATTCATTGCCTATTGGAATGACTAACGCTTCATTTTCGTAAACAAGGTTATACACAACTTTCGTCCAGAATTCATGAGCGCTTTCGTTTTTGTTAGGTGATACATTCAATTGATAGTAGTTCAAACTTCTTTTTAATTTGCCATCCCTGTAAGATTCAAAGTCACATGCCACTAAAGCGCGCGCGATTAAATCAATAGCGGCGTTAACATACAGTTTTTTATAAGCTATTTCCGCTTTTAACTGTATTGTTTGGCAATCCGGGTCTGGAATTTCGCTAGTTCCGCCACTGAAAAACGTTCTTACTATGTTTCTAATCCCCATTTCTTCACCTCCCTTAGTTAAAATGACCATACTTGCATATCATTAATATCAATTGCATAGTCTTCTAGATCACCATCGAAATTGAGAGCGTGTGTGAATGCAAAAAACCCGTCAGTTTTTCTTTTGACAGGGTCGATTTTTTTATATTCTTTTGATCCATTACCTAATTCATCCACATAAATATTCCCACAATACCAACGCATGACAGGATCATCATGGAAAACAATATTATGATTGATAAACAAATGTTGAATAAGTGGATCTAACATGGCATGAATGTACTGCCCACGCCTTACAACTTGCACGCGGTCATTGAATCCCGCTTGTTCTAATAAAGGTTTCAAAATAACAGAACGAAATTTATCAATTGCTAAATATTTAATACTGTAAGTTTTCGCTTTTTCTAAAAACCAATTGATAACACGTTTAGGTTCAATTTCTTTATCGTAGACGATGGTGAAGAGTCCTTTTTCCACACCAATATCAATAATATCTTGGTTAATATCCTGCATTTTTAACGCCTGATGCCATATGAAAGTGTGGTGAATCCAATAGCGCTTCCCATCTCGTTTAAATAGCAAACCGACGCTGCAGAAGTCGCGTAATTCTGCGTAATCCACACCGCCAATACATTCATATTTGTGTAAATCATCAGGTAAAGGTTGATCTGTCGCAAGAATATCCTCATAAGTAGCGATTTTATGTTGGAATAGCTGCTTCGGAATGTTCATACGCTTTGTCATGAATTCAACATGCATTGGAATGTTAGTTTGGCAATCGGCCCATTCCTCTTTCATCGTTTCGAATAATTCCGTGTTATCTCTAATAGAAGGATTGGCTTTTTCCCAGTTTGCAATATCTTCGACTTCTTCTTCAGAGTCTAATTTGCAGATGAAGGGGAAAATCTTACTATTTTCAACTTCTCCGCTTAGAACCATTCGTGACTTTTCTTTCATGTCATCCAAAACGCCACCACGGACATATCCATCCGTTGTTAAATAGAAAGTTCGGCCATCTTTAACTTTACCGAGCGCCGAACGAAATACTTTAATTGATGCATAGTCTTCATATTCGTGGATTTCATCGAACCAAACTGATCCAGGACGCAAACCATCTTTTGTTCTAGCATTAGAAGTATTATATTTTAAATGTGATTTGTTCTTTTTATGTTCAATTAACACTTTAGTTGTATTGAACGACTTCTTCAAAACACTATTTTTAGGGTTGTCAATCACATTTCGAACATCTTGAAATGTAGTTTTTGCTTGTTGTTCAGAAGTTGCTACCCATTCGATATGATAATTATCAATTCCGAACTGTTTGGACATCATATAAAAATTATGCCAACCACCATAGCCATTTTTACCGCCACCACGACCCATTAAAATTAAAATCTGATTCCAAACTAAACGGTCGTTATCTTTGTATCTAACTCCATATACGCAAGCATTAACAAATCTTTGCCAAGCGTAAAGTTTGAAAGGGAAATATGGCTCTGGAATTTTAACACTGTCCTCAATAGCTTTTGCATCAATATAAACATTTGGATCATCTAAAGTTTTTCGAACTAAGGCCATTAATTGTTTTTGCTCTTTGCATGACCTTATCTCTCCGCTTTCCACACTATACATGTACTCGCTAATGTACGGGTGATATTTATAAGGAAGATTAGACTTCTGCTTCATCGTCATCCTCCTCACTTACCGCTTTAAGGCCAAGTTCATTAAGAATCTTTAACATTTGCGTATTGGTCTTATTCAACTCATTAATGCTATCGTTTTTCTTCATAAAACCATTAGCACCTAAAATTGAAACGCCGCGGTCTTTCACATCAGCTATCAATTTATTTTTTATATCCCAAAATGACATATAATCTTCTACTAAGTCCATAAAATGAGCGTGTATGATACCGTTTGTGCCAAGTTGTTCATATAAATCATCTCTTATTTTATTTCTCAGCGTTTTTTCTCTGCTCTTTTGAAGCTTTGCAACCTTTTCTGAAACATTTTTTAGACCTTTTTCATTTATCATGTCTTCCCAATAACGGCTACGCCATGATTTAACAGTGCTAACAGATACGCTATATTTATTCGCAATATCCTTGTATTTAACGCCTTCTAAGAAATCTTTGAAAGCTAATTTATATTTACTTTGTTTTCCGCTCACAATATCATCACCCCGCTTTTTTATTAGATTTTTTCGAAGATTAACTTTAAAAACATTACTTAAAAGAACGAAAATAGTCTTGTATATTTTTACTTAGCAGGAAACAATATCAACTGCATAATGATTACAAATACATATCAAAAATTTTCACCATCCAAGTGAAGTGGTGGTGTTTTTTTGCGATTTTTTCTGTCTCACGCGCGGAAAGCAAAAAATAAAAAGACAAATCTCCCCCCCGCGTTGCTCGGTCCCCCAGCAAAATTGTTTCTATATTTTACCCGGGGGGTGTCTCAGGAAATTTATCTCAAATTATTTTATAGCTAAACCAAAGAATAGCTCAGCATATTCAATAACAATGTGAGCTTCTGTTAAATTCATATTTAGATAATGTTCTAGCCAATGTTCACGTAAACTTTTCTTTACAGTTTCAAGTGTAGTCTTCTCACATGCTCTTGGATTACATATGTGACGTATCTGTTTGTATGTTGTGTAGATGTCACGTTGAAACTGTTTGAATATATCTAAAGCGCGTTCATCATCTGTTCCATCTTTCATTAATGTCTTGATGAATTGTAAGTCATATATGTTACCTTGTATCGTTAGGCTGTCCACACTTACCACCTCTCTTCATCTACTATCGTGCAACGCTTCTTCACTATGTTCTTCTCTTTGCCATGTTCTTTGTTATGGCATTGAATGCATAGTGTTTCTAGGTTGCTTAATGTATAAGCTAAGTCTGGTCTGTCACGTAACTCCTTGATGTGATGGACGTTACGACCCTTGCTATACTTACCTTTGCGTTTGCACTCTTGACATTCGCTGTTGTCTCGCTCGAGCGCCTTAATCCTAATGTTCCTTCTCCAGTAAGGATGCTTATAGAATTTAATGATATTGTCTTGCTCGTATAGTTTATTGATCTCTTGTATTGTTAGAGGTTGCATGAACTATCCCCACCTCTCTTTTAATTTCGATTTATCAATCACCCAAGTCTTACCGATTTTCTTTGCTACAATCTTTCCTTGAGCGCATAAGTTCTTAACATGACCAGATGATACATTAAGGAGTGATGCAGCTTCGTTTACACCAATTACATTGTGTAAGTTGCTATCCATCTATCCTCACTCCTTATCATTCTTTGATATCCATGTTAAAAGTAACTTCTATTTCGTTACCTAATACAGGTTTGCTCACGTCTACTAATTTAAAATTGGCATTCAATAACATATTTTTCATTTCCATAAACTTCGCCTGTTCTATATTATCTGTTGGATTGTAAGTAATAACTGTTCTTGTCTCTACTTTCATTTACACTCTTCCTCCTCCAAAATAAAAAGCACCCGAATGGATGCTTTGTGATTAATTATTTGTTTACGCTTCAATTACGGTAAATGAAGTTTTATTCTTCTCCCAATCACCTAATGTCGTTATATTCATCTGCTGCAGCAATATTAAGTAACTGGAAGAAGAGCAAAAGCTCTCCTTATTAACGGTAACATTTAATCAGTACCATCTGCTGGTTTCGGATTTTATGTGCCGCCATTATGAAGCCGTTTAGAATTTTTGAAACAACATAGTGAGTCATGTTTTCCGCCACTTCTCACAATACAAATATATCACGTGAATTCCAAAACAACCGGCACATTTCCTGCCAAAAAGCGGTCACGACTCTGCCACTTATTTTTATATTCTTCTCTTATGTATTTTTATCTTAATGAGTTACCCATATCTTATATTGTGTGTAACTGACCCCTTCGCCAAATCCCTTGATATCATTGACTTAATTAAACTGACCCTTTTGAGTTACACAGTACAAAATTTATGAGTAACTGTATAGATTTAAAAAGAAAAAGCAATGCTTAGATTTTAAATCTAGTCATTGCTTTATCCATTGCATCTTGGTTTACCCCTATATAACGCAATGTGACCTTCTCTGACGAATGATTGAATATCTCCATGAGTAATGCTATGTTTTTTGTTTGCATGTACATATGATAGCCGTACGTCTTTCTCAGCGTATGTGTTCCTATTTCGTCTAATCCAAACTCCGCCGCTGCTTCACTTAATATCTTATATGCCATGCTACGACCGATTGGACGATTTCTACCTTGTCTACTTTTCAATAGGTACTCATTATCTTCTCTTTCTTCAATAAACCATTTAAGTTCTCTTTTCAATGCTGCAGTAATTTGTATTCGTTTCTGTTTTCCTGTCTTCTTTTCTCTCATCGATATATGACTACCTTTGACATCTCCTACCTTCAATTTCAAAATGTCAGAGATTCTTAAGCCTGTATTGATTCCCATAATGAAGAGAATGTAATTACGTAAGCTCTTCTCCTTAAAATAATCTTTTAGCTGCTGTATTTTCTCTGGATCACGTATCGGCTGAACAAAATTCATTATTCATTACCTCCAGTTTCTTCAGTCTCATAAACTTCTAATCTAAGAGCAAAAGCAAGTTTATAAAACACTCTAGCCTTAACGCGTCGATAAGTACGCTCACTCATGCCAAGTTCGTTATATACAATATAATCGCATACATCTTCATCTTCTAAATAACGCTTAATAATAATGTTTCTTTGGTCCTTTCCAGCACGCCCATTGCCTAAACGACTAAGAAACTGGTCAATGCGAAATGACGTTTGCTTAATCCACTCTTCTCGTTTACTTTGCTGTATATTAGCCATTGCGACATCTTCTAATGGCTTTCCTACATCATTTGTAGGTCCGTGATATCTAATTTCATAAGAAGGAGTGACTTTCATTTCTTCACGCATCATTCCAAACTGTCTATATAAACGTACGCTTTCCAGAACACCTTCTAATTTTTTCTGCGTTGCTGCTCTATCGATTTTTGGTAAGAAAGATAATTGTTTAGTCATGTAAGACCACTCCTCTTTATTTTTATATTACTTTTGTCTTAATGCACCACGTCTTCGTTCATATCGTGGTCCACGAATTCCCATTAAATCTTCAATGTCACGAGTACTTAATTTTTCTTTTCTTTTTTTCTGTTTTTTCTTCTTTCCTTGCTTGGATTGCTTTTTCCATTCACGTAATTGATCTCTTAGTGCCTTCATTTCCCCATCTCCCTTTTCAAAATAAAAAAGACACCTATTCCTAAAACAGCCTTAATTGCCGCTTTAATGAATTGGTGTCCTCTAGTTTTCTAGCCGGACTATATTCTGTTTGCTTTACTTTAAAATGCCAGCTTGTACAAAGATGTTTCTCCAAGCTTTATTAACTTGATACTTCTCCACCTCTTTTGTGCGACGAGCAATTGCTTTTCTGATTTTTCTTTTCTTCAAAGCTTTCATTCTCCTAACCTCACTTTCTATTCTTCAACGTAATACTGCCTCATCCAATACACACACAGTATTATGGCAGCTATATCCCAAAGTGAATCTAAATAATTTTGTAATAAAAACTGATTTGCAACCTCTAATCCATTCTCGATAGCCGTTATCGTGAACAGCATTGCTGACCATTTATTAACTTGACCATTATCAATTACAAGTACAATAGCTATCAAAAGTGTCGCTCCACCTAACGTGTCTGCTACATCCCACCATTTCTGCTGTATTACTGCTATAATTGCTAATCCCACATTAAGTGCGATAAGTAACGAGAATAAATGTTTATAAATCTTGTTATTTGGTAACATGTTTTTCTCACTTTCTATTCAAAGGATTATTTTGTTCTAAATTTTCCGCCCTCGTTTTTCTCGAAGTAATTGGTAATTACGTATAATGACGCCCTTAACGTTATTTCTTTCCTCTATATCATTGGCGATTGCAAATATCATATTTCTGTTCATTTTCTTAGTGATCGTTATTGTAGCGCTACTCTCATACTCACTTTTGTCTTTTTCATCATAAAAAGTGTAATTAATAAAATACTCACAATATCTTGCTCTCATTTCCCTCTACCTCCTTTTTAGTATCGAAAAGAAATATAACTCGGATCTACCACACTAGTTACAAATGATTTGCTATAAAAATACTTTGATTTAACATGAAATGTTCTGCATAGTACTTGTATTTGATTAAACGATGGGATAATTCTTGACCGCTCTATCTCAATCAACTTATTAATATCAACCTCTAACAATTCAGCAACTTGTCCTTGAGTCATTCCGAATAAATGCCGAAGTTCCGTTAACTTCTCACCGTTAAAATTACTCACAATATTTCGGTCCCTTCTGAATAAAACTCAATATTTCGTTAACACTATAGGTGAGGAATTTTTACATACCCGTTAATTCCTCCCTTTTTTTAAGGGTTGGGCAGTTAGTTTCCGCTAGCTGTCCTTTATTCATTTGAATAATTAGCATAACTTTGTGCATACTATCTATAAGCTGCTTTCTTAACAGTGTTGGCAGCCCGGAATCTTTTGTCAAAAGGAGTAGTTAGCTTTTGCTAGCTGCTCTTTTATTTTTTTTACAACATCTTTTGGGCAAGCACGTAAAATGTATGGCAATTCTCCTGTTTTAGATAAACCAAAGTCCCCTAATCTCGATACCATTACCACGGTATATTCTTCTCCTTTATAGAAAACTTTTTCACCTTTTAAAATACCGTTATAACCAACTATCCTGTTGTATCCATACATTGTTACACCTTTTAATTTCTTATCAAGTTCAATCATTGCAATTGTCTTAATACCATCATTATTCTCTTCTGCTTCATGCCACTTTATATCTTCCAATCTTTATTCCCCCTTGAATAAAGCCCAAAATCTTGGCCATACTATAAATAACACTTAATGATTGAACTTTCTTCTTAACGTTTCTTTCGTAGAGCAGTTAGCCTTTGCTAGCTGCTCTTTTATATTCCTGTAATTCCTTCTCGAGTCTTTCAATATGTTCATCCCTTATTTGAACATCATCTTTTAAAAACTCAATTTCCTCTTTAAGTTTCATCCGTTCGTTAAACAATTGGCGATATTCGTGTATAGATGAATCACGACTTGCTCTAAGAAGCCCAATTTCTTTATTCCTCTGTTTAAGCTGCTTTACAGCATGATCGAAATCAGCTTTTAATAATTGATACTTTGTAGAGCCTTTCATCCTAGCACCTCATTTCTCTACAAAATGAAATTTTTATTCTAATTGGCTATTTGTTCATATTCGTCAGCAAACATAAAGATATATCCACCGCTTGTCCGTGATTTATGATTGCAATTGTCTAGTACCGCTTGATAAGAAAGATAACTTTTCCTTCCGGCTTCTCTTGCAGACCTAAATTCTCCAATAATTTCTTTTGTATTCATATCCAATTGAACAACTGGTTTACTACGAGATCTAAAACCTGTTAACTTACCTAATTTTTCTTTTGAAATGTATTCTAGATTTCCAACAAAGGTATCTGTCTTTATCCCGTTCTTATATCTGACTGACTCTCCTTGTTTTGGAGCGCCAAGGAAATGCGCAGCGACTAATTGAGCTATTATATAATTCTTGTACACGCCTTTATATTTCACCTTAATTTCTAAGTATCCGCTCTTCTTTTTAAGTATCGGGAGAAGGAACCATATCTTCTTCTTACCTATTCGCTTGAACCTGCCGTAATTAGAAATGAGAAATGTATCATCAGACCCTTTAATCGTTTTCCAAGTTTCGTTATGATACTTTTCCTTTTCATACCATTCTCGCCTCTGCTGCACTGTCAAATCATCTTTAGCAAGATAGCAGCCAATACTCCTAATCCTCTTCCCTTTGCTTCGCGCACTCATAAGAGAACCTTTCATCATTCCTGTTAATTCAACTAAATATTCATAAGTAGTTTCAGATAATATATTTGTTTTAGGATCATATAAAAGGACCATCCTATCCCTCCTTTCTCTCCAAAATGAAGTTTTTATTTAGTTCTTTTTCACTTCCACATAATATTTTTAATTCTGCTTATAATATAGCTGTAACTTAAAGTTACATATCATTTACTTGTAGGGCCTAAATTTCTTTTGTACAACGAGCAGTTAGTTTTATTAACTAGCTGCTTAGTTGTGCTTAATGAAATTTTTTTGCTTTCTTACATAACTTTTTCACTTCTGCTCATACTATAGTTGTAACCTTTAGTTACAATGTATTGTGGGTATTGTTCTTGTTGGACGATAAAGCAGTTAGTTCATTGAGCTAGCTGCTTTATCATTTAAAATAAACATTACCATTTACTAAGTACAAAATAGCGTTTTTATAAGAAATTAGTCATTCCATCTAAAATGAATGTAATGTTCGTAGTACGATCCGTTTATCAAAAGGTACTTCCTTTCTTCTTTTATAAATTCAACTTTCACACCATCCAACAAT